CCTCGACGTCCTGACCGAAGCACTCCGGGACGGCACCGTGCAAGGTGCGAAGGTTGTCTGGATCGTGTCCCCCAACTCGACCGTCCGTGTCGAGAAGCTGTCGAAGGCCGAGAACGGCGCATTCGTTCAGGGCGACATCAACCAAATCCAGCCCCTCAGGCTCGACAAGCAGGCCGACTTCGCGGTGGCCGAGCGGTTCATCCAATCGCTCACCGAACGGCTCTCCTTCGCATTCCTCCTCAACACCTCCGTTCAGCGGAAGGGTGAGAGGGTCACGGCGGAAGAGATCAGGTACATGGCCGGCGAACTCGATCAGGGTCTCGGCGGTGTCTACTCGCTGCTTGCTGAAGAGTTCCAGCTCCCCGTCGCCCGCTTGTTCGAGGCGCGCATGGAGTTCGTTCGCAAGGTAGCTCCGCTTCCAAAGGAGATCACCTCCACGACCATCGTTACGGGCCTCGACGCCCTCGGTCGCGGCAACGATCTGCAGAACCTCGACAGCTTCCTGGCCGGCGCAGCCCAGCTCGGTGGTCCCGAAACCATCGCTCGCTACGTCAACCTCGGTGAGTATTTCAAGCGCCGTGGAGCTGCCCTTGGCATCGACATGGGTGGCCTGATCCGCACCGATCAAGAAATCCAGGCAGCCGATCAAGCCGCTCAACAGCAGGCCATGATCCAGCAGCTCGGTCCTCAAGCCATCGCCCAAATGGGTGGTATGGCGAAAGAGGGCATGAAACAGCAAGCTCAACCCCCCGAAGCCACGACAGGAGAACAGAATGGCTGATGAAAGCACACCCGAAGTGGTGACCCCAGAGGTCGCCGCAGAGAAACCCAAAGCAGCTCCGAAGGCGAAAGCTAAGGACAAGGCCCCGGCGAACCATGAGGTTCTCCTGAGCGGCAACGTGCTGGTGACGCATTGAGCGTCGAAACCATCCAAGTCCAGACCGTAGCTCCCACCGCCGAGGAAAGCGCTGCGGCTCTGGCGGCTGCGGCTGCGGCTGCACCGACGAACGAAGCTGAAGCTCGCGCCAAGATCGAAGCCGAGAAGGCCGCTGCGGCTGCCCCGGCTCGTCCCGAGTGGCTCGACCCGAAGTTCCAGTCTCCCGAGGACATGGCGAAAGCCTATGCCGAACTGGAGAAGAAGCTCGGCGCTCCCAAGGAAGAGCCCAAGCCGGAAGCCGAGAAGACTGCCGAGCAGATCGCCAAGGAAGCTGCAGACAAGGCCGCTGCTGAGGCTGCCCCTAAGAAGGCATCTGAGGTCGTCGCTGACCTGAACACCAAGTTCCTCGCTCAGGACGGCAAGCTGACTGACGCCGACTACGCCGCAGCCGAGGCCATTGGTCACGACCGCGCAACTGTCGACGCCTTCATCGCCGGCCAGCAGGCTCTCGCTGAGGTTGCAACGCAGCGCATCACCTCCGCAGCCGGTGGCAAGGAAAGCATGGATCGCATGTTCGCATGGGCGTCCACCTCCATCCCGGCAGCCGAGATCGAGACCTTCAACAAGGCTTTCGACGGCGCTGACGTGAACGCTGCAGTGGTCGCCATGGAACAGCTCAAGGGCAAGTACGAGGCAGCCAACGGGAAAGACCCGACGCTCGTAGCCGGTAAGCCCGGTGCGAACGCCTCTGACGTCTTCACGAGCTGGGCTCAGGTGCAGGACGCCATGAAGGACGACCGCTACGCCCGAGACCACGCATACCGGACCACGGTCGAGCAGAAGCTCGCTCGGTCCAACAATATACGCTAACCCGTATATCCCTCGGTTATGCGCCTTTGCGTATAGCCGGGGGGTCTACCTTCAAAGGACACCATGAACCGCCCAGCATTCTTCGCTGCGGTGCGTTCTGCGTTCGGCCCGCTGGCAGCCACTCAGGTTGCCGGCTTCACGTTGATCCTCGATCAGGCCGAGAGGGTCAAGACACCCCTCGACCGTCTCTCCTACATGCTCGCGACAACCTACTGGGAAACCGGAAGGACGATGCAGCCTGTGGCCGAGGCCAACTGGATCAAGAACGCCGAGGCTTGGCGCAAGACGCACCTCCGCTACTGGCCCTTCTACGGTCGCGGCTACGTCCAACTGACGTGGGACTACAACTACAAGAAGGCCTCCGACTATTTCCGCACGGTCCTCGGGATCGACGTGGACTTCGTCAAGAACCCCGAGCTGGTTATGCGCCCCGAGTACGCGGTCGTCATCCTGTTCGTCGGCATGGAGCAAGGCTGGTTCACCGGCAAGAAGCTCGCTGACTACATGGACGGCATCGACGAGGGTGACGTGGAGGACATGCGCGAGATGGTCGAAGCCCGTCGCATCATCAACGGTGTCGACAAGAAGGTTGAGATCGCCAAGATCGGCCTCGTGTTCGAGAAGGCTCTTCGCGCCTCAGGCTACGGCCAGTGACCGTCAAGTCCAGCAGGCGCACGTCTAAGCTGTTCCTCCTGGGCAACACATTCCTCGCCTGGGGGCTCGCCTTCTACAGCCTCTACACCAACCAAGGGACAGCCGCAGTGGCATCCTCGCTGGCCCTGATCGGTTCCCTCTACGGAGCCTATGTCGGTGTCGGCCACATGGATTACCGCCGCTTCCTGAACTTCTTCAACGGACAGGAGACAGGCCTATCATACCCAGGGTCTATGCCTACCTCGCCGGATTGCTTGCCGTCCTCGCCCTCATCGGCGTGATCTACGGTAAAGGCCGGCTTGACGCCAAACACGCAGCCGAAACGGCGCTCCTGAAGGGGAACCTGAAGGTCGCTGAGCTGAACCTCAAGAACGAGACGGACGCCCGCTTGTCGGACGCCATCCTCGCCACCGAAGCGGCCAAACGACAGGTCGCACTCACCACCAAAATCGACGAGCTGAACCAGTATGTGGACACGCTTCAAGATCGCGATAGCGTCTGCCTTAGTGGCACTGACACTGAGCGGTTGCGCGACCTCTGGAAATAGGATCGTCGCACCACACTACCCCGAGCTGCCCGCCGATCTGCGGGTCTGCTTTGAGACATCCGTCGCTCCTCCGTCGAGTGGTGTGATGACCAAGAAGCGAGTGATCTTCCTGATCGCTGCGCTGAAGAAATCGGAGACCGAGAAGAACGACTGTGGCAAGCGCCTCATAGCCTTCTACGACAGCGTCTCCCATTGAGTACGCCCGTTTCCGTAGGCTGTAAGTATCGGAACGTATGCCCCACGCACGGGGTTGGGGGACGCCTGCGGCGCTAACCACGAGGGTTCAATCCCCTCGGTCCCCGTCACCTACTCCCCGTCCTGTTCTGACAGATCACACCCCTCTTTAGGCGGTGATCAAGGAACCAAGGAAGTCTCACCAGAAGACCACTTGGAGACCCGCCAACCGCACCTGAGGGTGTGGAAGCCGGACAATCCCAATGACGCTTCCAGTGCTGCTCCGAGGTCCGCGCAAACCTCAGAACAAACACGGGAATACACACATGGCCAATCCAGGCATCGTTTCCAATCTCGGTCAGGCCAACGGCGTCGGTGACGTCCAGGCTAACTTCGTCAAGGTCGCAACCGGCGAAATCCTGACCGCCTTCACTCGCACTGTCGAGTTCGCGGACAAGCACATGGTCCGCAACATTTCGGAAGGCAAGTCCGCTTCCTTCCCGGTTACCGGTCGCACCTCGGGTGCCCGCTACCACACGCCGGGCGATCAGGTCCTCGGTACGGTCACCAAGTTCAACGAGCGCGTCATCACCATCGACGACCTCCTGCTGACCGACTACTTCACCGCCAACATCTACGAGGCGATGAACCACTTCGAGACCCGCTCGGAGATGACCAAGCAGCTCGGTGAAGAGCTGGCCCAGGCGTACGACCGCAACGTCGCTCGCACCATGATCCTGACGACCCGCATGTCGAACGTCGTGGACAACCTTCCGGGTGGCGGCAAGATCGTCAACTCGGCTCTGCTCACGGACAGCGACAAGATGGCTGCGGCCTTCTTCGACGCGGCTGCCGTTCTGGATGGCAAGTACATCCCGGCTGAGCGTCAGGCTGCTCTGAAGCCTGTGCAGTACTACGCCTTGGCCCAGAACACCAAGGTCATCAACAAGGACTGGGACGGCAAGGGTTCCTATTCGGACGGTAAGGTCTTCAAGATCGCGGACATCCCGGTCTTCAAGTCGCTGAACCTCCCGAACGGCACCAACGTCAACACCGGCCCGACCAAGTACCAGGGCGACTTCACGACCACCGCTGGCATCATCTTCAACAAGGGCCTCGCCGGCACTGTGAAGCTGCTCGATGTCGCTATCGAGAGCGAATACATGGTCTCGCGTCAGGGCACCCTGATCGTCGCCAAGTACGCTGTCGGTCACGGCGGTCTCCGTCCGGAATGCGGTCTGGAGCTGGCTACGGCCTAATCCACACCCACCACAACAGAACCGGGGCTCCTTAGGGGGCCTCGGTTTTTTTCGTTCAACTCTCCACTGGAGGACAAATGGCCAACGGCCTGACCCCACTGACAGAGCT